CAGCTGCTTTTGTTATATTAGATCCTGCTATACCATCAAAATCATTAATCCCCGAAAAACCAGATACTGGATCTCCAGCAACTCCAGTTACTGGATTATAAGCTGTGCCTGTTCCAGGTGATGTTGTAAACGGACCTCTAAATCTTTTTCTGTCACCATTAGTAAAACCATGTCCTGGAGCAGATACATTTATTATTCCTGACCCAGCTTGAAAAGTTTCAAATGCATTGTCTAATAAATTAGTTAAAACTTCAGGAGCCACTCTTGATGGTCTTACATTTCTTAAAGATATTGCATCTCCATTCATGGGTTTTGGTTCTAATTGTGGTTGTTTAGGTTCAAACTCTGATATGTGAACAAAGGATCCATTCCATTCTCTAACCATTTCTGTATATGGAAACTCCATACCTGATCTATCTGATATTGCTTTTGCGTATTTTCCAGTTGCGTATTTAGCCATTATGTATTCGGATAATAAGCTTTAGGCGTAATGTATGTACTAGAAGCTGATCCGTCCTCTGCTAATGCTCTAGCTAACTCATCTTCATAAGCTAACTTCATAGCTTGAATTAATTCTGGTTTATATTTTTGTGCTAAATAATAAGCTAGCCCTGAAACCATACAAGGCACAAATCTAAATGGCACGTCTGTTGCGTTAGTGTAATCTCCTGAATCTTGAATTCTTTTTATAAAATAAAAATGCATATCATTTGATGCATTTGAAGAGTCTGGTGTTGGGTAGATGTGTATTCTAACTTTATCTATAAATCTTTCTACCCAATATTGATTAGGTGTTCCTTGTGAAAGTTTATTTGAAAAACCAGCGTAAGTAGATCTATCTACTTTTGTCATTGGAGAATCAGACTGAGTTGTCTGAGTTCTATTTTGTCTTAATTGTGCTTCAAGAACATCGGACATACCATAAATACCATTAGTAGGTGTTGTCGTAGCACTTGTACCATCATCAGATGATCTAAAAAAATCATAGTCAGATTGTCCTTGAATTAAATCAAGATTGGTTTCATCTATTTCCCAATAGTGAATACCTCTATTTCCCCATTCTTGAAAAAGAATATTTAAAGATCTTCTAGCATTTTTTAATTGATAACCAGCTACGTTCTGTAGTCCAATACGCTCAAAAGATTCTTCTACTATTTCATCAATAGAAAAAGTTTTGTCGAACGTAGTTGTTCCTGAAGTAGTGTTAGCCATTTAAAACTCCTAGCCGTCAAAGTATATGGATAAACCCACTACAGCTGAAGCTGTCGCTTGCATGTAGCATCCATCAGGAAAACGAATACCATCATCAGGTATGTAAGGATCAATAAGCTCGTTTCTTACATATTCTGTATGTTGAGTTGTTCCAGTTTGACTTCCATTTTTAAAGTTTATGTGACCTGCACCTGCTCCGTTTCCACTCATTCCTCTGATTCTAGTCGCTCCTGCGAAAAGAGTTCCAGTGGCTGCACCGTCTTTTACACCAGCAGAAATGTTTGTATCAATAGCACCGTTTGAAGTAATACTTGTTACAGTTAAAAACGTGCCACTTACATCTACAGTGTTGGCATTAGGTCCTGTTTTAGTCACACTAGCTGCATCTCCGTTAGCGTCAGTTCCAACTATAGTAAAAGTTCTGCCAGAGTTGTCAGCAGTTGACGTTAAAGTTATAGTTTGTGCATTTACAAAGTTACCTATGTCAATCACTAGACTAGTCGCTGTGCCAGCTGCAGAAACCATAGAAGTATGAGTTCCTTGAACAAATCGTTTTGATTTTATATCTGTTGCCATTTTATCTCCTTAAAATTAAATGTGGGGCCTAAGCCCCACACTAATTATTTATTACAGTTCAGTGTTAGCTGTTCTCTCTTTGGCTACGTTAATGTAATCAAGAGTTAAAACTTTAGCTACTGCCTCTCCGTTTTTGATTCCAAAAGAAATAGCAATTTCTTCATCGTCAGGTGCATTTGTATTTACAACTGTTCCGACTTCTACGTTATTTTTATAAACGTGAAATTTTCTATCTCTAGTGTCATAGTAATAACCAATAGTTATAAAAGTATCGTCAGCCATTGTAGCTACAGTTAAAGTAGATTCAGCTGAATCTTTCTCTACTACAAACTCCAATGATGTTGAACCATCAGCTTTTCTGAAGAATATACCATCAGTTATAGCTGTAAATGGATCTGTATCTGTGATGTATAATCCAATAGCTAAATCAGATTGAGTTGCATCACTAACTTTTATTCTTGCAGAAAAAAACAAGTCTTTAGCTGCTTCGTATTTATAGTTTTCAATAGTTCCAGACGCATGTCCTTTCCATTGTAAAGCATCTAAATCGTCGTCTCCTGCTGCGTTAGTTATAACTAATAAGCCCCCGTCACCAGTCGCTACAGTTTCTGTAGCTGAACCAGTTCCAGCTTCCGTAGTAGTGATTGTAAAATCAGCTGCTACAAACTTATCGAAGTCATTGTGATACATGTGGTACTTGATAGGGTCCATTGTTTTCAATCGACCACCAGTGCCATCTGCTTTCACATTCGTGACTCCTGAAGTAAAGTGTGTTGTCATAATCAGTCCTCCTTATAGACCAGTTATTCTTAATTGAATAACCAATTACTTAAAAGACTTATACTCTTATTTTTTCAAGAGTGCAAGAGAGCCTGTCGTATGGTTGTGATTTTTCCAATGATGTAGCTTTTTGATTAAGTAGCTACAGAAACTTCTGGCGCAGCGTCGTCTATCTTACTTTGCAAATTAGCTAAATTAGCTTCTTTTGCTTTTATGTCAGAAATCAACTCTTTTACTTTGTGGTCGATTCTAACCATATCGAGAGTGTATCTCCCG